CTAGGCCGCCGCACAGGAAAGGGGTTGGAGAGATTGACCGGACCGCGAGACGGCACCGTTGGCGGCGGCGCTCAGGATGCTGGGCTCGAGGACCTGGGCGGATCGGCCGGGCCGGTAGGTGGCGAAGAAATGGGCCAGCCGGCGTTCGCAATCTGCCGGCGAGGTACTATCGCGGACGATCCGCGGGATCTCCGCGAGCTCGTCGCGGAAAGCCCGCGCGAGATCAGGGGCGGCCGTTGCCGCGATCTGGTCGATTGCCCGGAGGGAAGCCGCGACCTGGGGCGGGAGCGCCCGGGCGGCCAGCGGCAGGCCCCCGGGCTCCTGAAAACCCGGGCCACCGCCTGGATCGAAGGCCGGCACCGGGGGCGCCTTGCGTTGCAGCGGGATTCCGAATTGCTCGGAGAGAGCATCGACGCCCTCGTCGGTCGGCTCGAGGTTCGCCTGGGCGAGGTTGGCCAGGAGTTGGCCCATCGATTCCTGGTCGTCGGGTGAGAGACCGCCCCAGATCGCCTTGGGCGGACGGCCGGCAAAGCCGTTGATGAGCAAAAGGGGTCGGAAGAGCTGCTGGCGAAGCGTGTTACCGAGGAGCATGGAGTCGAACTGCCGGATGTCCTGGCGCACGTTCTCGTGCTGCTTGCTGACGCCGGAACCGAGGCCGGTGGAATGCATGTTGGAGCTGGCGGTCTGGCCGACGATGAAGCGTGAGATCTCATCGTTGCACGCCTCGTGCATGAAGAGGCGGAATGCCTCGCCGGTCTGAGCGGCCGCGGATTCGATGAGCTCGACCTCGGTCTCACGGCTGATGACCAGACCAAAGATTTTGGAGGCGGCCGAGAAAGCGTTGCTCAGAATGGCGCGGGACTCATCATCGGACTGATCGTATTTGCCGACGATGAAGGGCGAGCCGTAACGCTCGAGGAAGCGGGCCCACCAGTCGCGGCTCATGGTGCGGAGCAGCCACCAATAGAGGATGCAACGAAAAGGACCGCCCCAGAAATCAGCGTGGTTGAGAAGATGGCCGCGGTGGATGATGTAACGGTTGGGATCCGGGTCCTCGAGGTCACCGGTGAGGTAGCCGCCATGCTGGTCGAGGCGGCGAAGACGAAGCCAGCCGGTGGTGAAATCGAGATCGTTGGCCTGGACGGTATTGAGCGCGGCGAGATCATACCGTACGCCCTTGGTCGAGCTGGGCTTGTAGACCTTCTCCACGAGCGAGAGGGGCCAGAGAATGCTATCCAGGAGATGATTGCAGGCGGTGAGTCGGCCGTCGAAATCGAGGAACTGGCTCTTGATGAAATCGGCGGCCTTGAGGTCATCGTTGTTCCCTTTTTGGAACGGCTGGATGGAGAGCGTGTCGCCCAGGAGGGCGAGCTTCCGCTTGTTGAACTCGGCCTGGATATGGCTATCGACAATGAGGACGTCGCGGTAGACGCCGAAGAGATCGCGGACGTTGCCGGTCTCGGCGCTGAGAAGCAAATTGCGCAGCCGATCGACGTCGAGGTAGGAGGTTTCGAAGCTGGGCTCGCTGGCACGCCAGTTGTAAAAGGCTTTGCGGCTGGTGGTGGGAATGAGCCACTGGGCGAATTTGGAAAGAGCGTCGCGAATGGGTTGAGATGGTTTAGACATAGAGCTTGGGCCTCCGATCGATCATTTTCAGAAATGGGTTTTTCCATTTTCCCCGGGCCACGGGCGCGCCGATCCCGCCAACGGATACGGCCTCGGCCGCGACCGGACCACCGCGGGACATGAGGCCATGGAGGGCGAGCTTGACGGAATCGAAGGTGTCGCCGTGACGGCCCTGGTTGTCGATGTCGGTTTCGAAGCCGCCCTTTTCCTTGCGGACCAGGCGGAAGTCATCTTTCACGTACCGCGCCTCAGGCAACGCGAGTAATCCGTCCTCCATCTGGTTGACGAGCAGCTGGCCGAGGTAGGTCTTGTAGAGCAGCTCCTCGCCGCCGTAGACGGTTTTTTCGCTGGCGATGACGAGCTCGCAAATGACCTGGCCGATGAGCTCCTTTTTGATCTCCGTGGCAAAGAAGCGCTCGTTGGTGGCATCGATGCAGAGCCGGCGCGCGCGGCGGTTGCCTCGGAGATCGAGGACCTCCTTGATGAAGGACCGGGCCTTCTCGGGATCGGCAGTCTTGAAGACGAGGATGAGCCGGGCGAAAAAGCGGTTGCCGAGCTGCTCGACGACGGCGAGCGAGCCGGGGTTGCTCGTCTTCTTTTCGGTGGTGGCGATATCGTAGCCAACGGCGATGCGGCCGTTGCCGAGATTCTTGCGCCAGTCGAGATTGAGATCGTCCTCGCAGAAGACGCACTCATCCCGGCCGGAGACCATGGCGTGGTTGACCAGCATGAGGGAGATGGCGTTGGTGCCGCCATGCTTGAAGATAAGCCCGTAGTTGCGGTCCCAGGCATCGCGGTCGAAGGCCTTGGCGCGGTGCTGCTCGGGGGTGACTTCCTCGCGGGTGTCGAGGTCGAAGGTCTTGAGGCCTGCGGCGGCCGCGTCCCAGGAGTCAACGCGGTGGACGAGGAGTCCGGCCTGGCTGGTATACCAGTGACCCTTCGGGTCGGGCGAAAACGTCGTGCCCTCCGGGGGAAGCGTCAACTCGTAGCTGAAATGGGCCTCGTCGTTCGGCGGGGTGCCGGCCATGAGGAGGCGGAACCCGGGATCGCTCGACATGATGGGCTCCATGGCCTCGAGGAGATCGGCGAGCTTGGCGACGTGGCCGGCCTCGTCGATGAAGACGCAGCCGGACCAGCTGCGGGCGGTGGCCGGGTTGGGCGCGATGATGATGGTGCGGGAGAAAACGGTCTTCGAATGCCAGATCCGGGCCTCGAGCTTTTGCTGCTCGAAGAGATCGGTGAAATCCTCCGCCTTGAGGCCATCGCCGTTGCTCTTGAAATCCATCTGCGCCGTGGCGGCTTCCTTGCGGACCTCGTCGAAGGTGGCCTTGAGCACGGCGGCGTCCTTGATGACCTTCTCGCGGGCCGACTCGATGACCTGGCCTTCGCGGACGATCAGTTCGCTGCCGACGAGGAGTGACGCGGACGCGAAGGTGACCAGGCCGCCGCGCTTTTTCATCATGAAGCGGAGGGCCTTTTTGGCGAGGGTGGTGGTCTTGTGACCCTGGCGCCGCCACAACAGGAACATGCGGCCGGCGTCATCCTGGCGGATCGGCTCGCGTTCGTAAGCGAGGGGCCTCAGCACGAGGCACCGCCTTCCCGTTCTTTTCGACAATCCGAATGGATGCAGTTGCAGGTGCCGGCTTGCTTGCCTGATTTAGCGAGTTCCTTGAAGGCCGCCTCGTCCATTCCGATCTGATAGCCTTTAACGCCCGTTTTCGGATCTGAACCCATAGTGATGTAAATCATTACCAGTCCTCCCCGAAGATGTGCTTGCCGAGCTCCTCGATCTTCTCGGCGTTGCTGCCGCGGGACTCGACGGTCTCCTTGACCTTCTTGTCGTCGTACCATTTGAGAAAGAGCTCGGCGGTCTGGCGTTGGAATTTTTTGCGCATGAGATCGATGACTTCGCCGCGCTGCTTCAGGGTCTGCCGGCGGATCTCGATCTTCTCCTTTTCCGCATCGCCGAGCCGGAGAAGAGTGAGGTTTTTGATGATGCCGTCGAGGTCCTTGTCGGCGGCGTTCTCGAGGATCTCCATGATGCGGCCGCCGGCCACGGCGGCGCTGCCGTCCGAGATGTTTCCGCCACCAGAGGCCTCGGCCAGCTTGAGGGCGAGCTGGGATAGGTCCTTGAGGTTCTCAACGCGCTCCTGGCGGCGGAGCCAATCCTGGTAGCCGCCCTGGCGCCACTCGCTCAAGTTCTGCGGACTGACCGGGATTGAACAAAAAAATTCATCGAGGATTTTGAGGACGTCGTCCTGAGTGTTGAGCCACGCGACGATCTTGGCTCCGGGCTCATTCTCGAAAAGGCGACGATTTACCTCGTTGCGAATGGCAACCGGTAGCCGGGCAATTTTTCCTTGGCGTGCGCGCTGGTCAGGCATGGTGGGGCCATGTTAGGCGATCGGTTGTCCCTGGTCGTGGAGGCCGCGAAGCTTGGCCAGGCGCTGGTCCTCGGTGAGCTCGGGCCAGAGGATGAGCTCATAATGGGGCTCGTCGTCGATCGATTCCCAGTCGCCGCCCCACTCGAGGCCGAGGGATTTTCCGATCGGGGCCAGCATCCGGTAATAGGAGGAGACCTGGGCTTCCGTCATGAGGCCGCGATCGGGGAGATCGTCGATATACTGGCCGTCGAGGTTGAAGATGCCGATATCGAAAGCGGTGCCGAAATTGTGATTGGAATAGCCGGGCGGCGCATCGGTGACGATCTTGCCCGGGGTCGTGCGGCCCTCCTGGTAAAGAACCTCCTGCTCCTCGTAACTGCGCAGACCGGAGATGATGGAGATATACCAGCCGCGGGGAAGGCGGTTGGACGCATAGATCGCATCGTAAAAGGCCTTGGCCTTTTCCTGGGCGGCCGGGATGAGGCCGGCGATGTTGGTGAGGGAACGCTGGTCCATATTATTGCGCGGGCACGCCGCCCGCGTGGAGGAGGATAAAAAGGGCGACGAACTTGGAGCCCTCGACGATCAGGGTGATCGCGATGGCGGTGAAGCAGACGTAGAGGATATAGCGGTCTTTCATCGTTCCTCCTTGGGAATGAAAAAGACAGCCGGCCAGAGAATGAACATGAGCAACGTGATGAAAACTCGCCCCATCCAATCGATTTCGTCGTCGTAAAATTCGTCATTCAGGTAAGCGTGAGCGAGCACCCAGCAGGTGACGATCCAGCCGCAGAGCAGATAGACGAAAAGTACGGCCGCAGCGCCCGGGTTCATTTGAACCTCGGGTGTTTGCGGTTGCCGTCCCAGTTCTCGCCCATTTTCGGCGGCTGCTGGCAGAGGTGATAGCAGACAGCGGTGGGGAGTACTCGACGCTGGCCGCGGGGCCACTGGCAGGCGAAGAGGACGTCGTCATGCGCGGCGGTGCCGAGGGAAAATGGATAATCCTTTTGGGCGCCCGCATTCCAGAGCTGGAAATAGCCAATCGGCACATAGCCGCGAAGCATGTCGACGTACCGGCAACCGATCGGCCGGTTGTGGGAGGGATCGACGAGGAAGCCCCAGGCGGCCTGCGGGCTGATCGCGAGGCGCTCGCGGAGGGTCTTCAGTTCGGCCCGGCCGACGACATCGATGCGATCCGCGCCATAGATGCAGGAGGGCTCGAGATGGGTGTGATTGAAAAGGAGCCTGCGGAAGTTGTCGGGCAGGATGATGTCGGAGTCGAGATGCAGGCGCCAGCCGTGATACTGGAAACGGGCCATGCCATCGTTGATCGCAGCGCCCTTGTTGAAGTTGCGTCCGTTCTTGGCGAAGAGATCGCTGACGACGAGGATGGCGCCGTGCTTTTTGGCGACGAGCTGGGTGGCGCGATCGGCGTGGCTGGTGACGACGATCATCGTGTCCAGGTGCGGATGGTTGAGGGCGAGAGTGACATCGAGGACGTCGTCGAAGCCGACGCAGGTGGTGACGGCTTCGAGGCGGAGGGCCTCGGCGGCAAGAAGCGGGGGTGGTTCGTTGGCGTATTTCATGCGCGACTCAGGATGCGGATGCGAACGGTTCGGGTGCCCCAGGCGCGCATCGCCGCCAGGGAACAAAAATGGACATCGATATGGCGGGGCCCACAGATGGCGCTGCCGCGGTCGGTGACGGTGCGAAAGCCGAGGCCCTGGATCCACATGACGGTGCCGGGGTGGTAATAGCGCCAGTCGGCGGCGACCTGGGTGTCGTCGAGTACTCCGCCCTCGGCGTTGAGCCGGCCGAAGTGGCGATGCTGAGGCTCTCGCCAGGAATAGCTCGTGGCGGTGACCAGGAGCGCGCGGGCCTGGTCGGCCGCGAGGACAAAAAAGAGAAAGAGAAAGAAGGAGAGGAGTTTCATTTCGCGACGGTGGTGGTCTTGGCGTCGGCCTTGCGCCATTCGTTCATCTGGTCGAATTTGACGGCGTGCTCGTCGTCGATGAAGTACTCGACGGGCGCGTTGGGGGCGGTGGCCGGGACAATGCCGTCGTCGACCTGCAGGGCCGGGGTGAAGCGCGAGCCGTAGGCGGCGATCATGCCATTGTAGCGATCGCGCCAATGCGGGGTGACGAGTTGGCCGCCGGGCACAAGGGCGATGACGCCGGAGTTGAGGTCGTTGCCGTCATAGCTCGGGGAGCTGCTTTCCGTAAGTGGTGAGATCTGCGTGGCGCAACCCGAGAGGGAAAGCACGCTCCACGCGTACATGGAAATGCCACCTGCTATGGCAAAGACATCCAGAAATCTGAGAATGTGTTTCTTCATTCCGACTCCAGATCACGGATGGTGGTGAGATCTCCCTTGGCGTGAGCTGCGGTGGCCTTCGCTTCGAAATCGACCTGCTGCTGAGCCTTCGCGGCCTGCTGCATCTCGGGCGTGTTGGCGGCCGCCTGGTCTGCGCTAAAAAGCTTCCAGACGCCGGCGGCCGCCGTGAGAGCGGAACCGATGAGCCCGAGAATGGCGACGGTCATGGTGGTCCTTGGTGACTTTCCTTAATTGGAGCTGGGCGTGGTGGCGGCGACGTTGGAGGCGACCTGCGCGACAGCTGCAGGGGCGAGAACGGTGTTGACGACGGCCTGCGTCTGGGTGGTGCTGGCGCCGGCGTTGTGCGCAGCGACTACCGCCGAGGCGACCTGACCAACCAACGCAGCGACGAGGTTGACCGTGGCGATATCGCCCGAGTTATGGGTCGCGGCGAGCGCCTGATCGACGGTAGGAATGGTCGTGCCGTTGTTTAGGGTTTGGAGATAATTCGCAACGGTCCAACCAACGTTGGCCAGTTGCGACGACGTGACCGAGGACGACGCCGGGGATGAATTGGTAACAGTCGCGGCCGCGGGCGGAGGATTCGAGCTCGTATTTGTCCGCGCGCAGGCCGAGAGTACCCCCACCGACAACACGGCTGCCAGGACCAGTAGCATATTGACCGACGTCGGCGGGGGCCTCAGGGTGATCGACTTGCTGGCGCGGATGCGGCCGACAATCGTCGAAAAGGTGGCGAGCAGGCTGGCGCCGGCGAGCGTGCATTGCTCGATGGTCTTGGAGATCGCGCCGGCCTGGTCGCCCAGGTCCACGCCGAAGAGCGCGGCGAGGGTAATGAAAAGATGGATGAGGGCGCCCACGATGGTGAGCGAGAGGTAGAAGGGTTTGGCGTTGTCCATGGTGATTTCAGGGATTGAGGGTGCCTCGTTCAAAAGCCAGGACGCCGGCACTGGTGGCCTGGTAAAAGCGGGTGCTGCCGAGGACCGCGGTGGAATGCTTGATGAGCGGGTCGGGCGAAAAGTTTTCGAGGAAGGTGATGGCGGCGGTGAACTCGTCGGGCTCCGGGCGGAAGTCGAGGAAGTGGGAACGACCGATGCGCTCGAGGATGACCTCAGGCATGAAGGCGACGTGCTGGCGCTCGGCGAGGAAGTCGAGGATGGCCTGGCGGATTTGCTCCGCGCGCTGGGCTTGGGTGGGCGCGCTCATTTACCGTGACCCTCGAGGCGGCCGATGTCGCGCTGGATATCGCCCAGGGACTTGTTGAACGAGTTCACGGCCTGATCGAGCTTGATGAAAATCATCTCGCTGGTTTTTTCCATCTTGCCGATCTCGCGGTAACATTCGGCGCGGAGGGAGGCGAGGTCGGCCTTGGTGGCGAACTCGGCCTCGATGCTGGGCTTGCGGCGCAGCGACGTGTAGATGGCAACGATGCTGACGGCGCACCAAAGGAGAAAGGCGAGGGAGCCGATGAGGAGAAAGAAAAAGACTGCCTGCTCATTCGAGCCAAGAACAGGAGCGGGGGGCATGCCCGCACCATAAGATGAGCGTGCGCCTGCCGTCGAATCAGGCAGGACAAGGAGCGGGCGTAGTGGTCAGCTATTGTGGTGAGCCTGCCTTACGCCACTGATCAATTGTGATTGGCTGAGCCACCCTGCAAACGGCCACTCCATCCTGGGTAAGAAGAAGATTTTGATGATATACTGATTGCGCTTGGCCCTCGGATTCGACAGTAGAAATCGCCGTGCCGTCCTTCACATAAATAGCATGGACGATAGTAGGAGTGTCCCCAGGTGGAATTTTAACACCTACCAAAAACACCTGCTCCATTCCAAATGCCGCACCATTATCCTTTTTACAGTAACTTCCATGCCCAAGCGGATTACCATGGCTATCGGTAACATCAGCTTCACCGATCAACGTGACCTTGAATTGAGCCGTCCCAGCAATTTGCTTGGGCACGACCCTTCCGTCTATCCATACATATTTACCAGCGGCCGCCTCGAAGGCTTGCTCATCTGAATTTGATGAGGTGGTTTGGGCTAAAGATGGCGACGGGCCATCAGCATTTGCTGTTGCGACAAAAGCTGAGAACAGAACGGCTATGAGAATTTTTGGCATGATTATCTCCTGATTCGTTTAGTTACGCTATCCACGGGGTAAATCCAAAAGAATTTTTCCTTTGGGTACTCCATTGGTGAATAAACCGGATTATAAGAGGTAAGCTTGATCTGATTAGGGTCGCCGCCGATAAGGTTGAGAATTTTAAAGGCGAAGCCTTCATCCCTGATGTTGGCAACGACCAAGTCACCATTTCGGGGAGTGATGGATGGCAAGAGAACCGCAATATCTCCCTCCTGAAAACGTGGTTCCATCGAATCGCCACGCAGCACAATGGCAAAGGCCTTTGGATCACTTATAGGGATAGAGATCCACTCTCGCCAATCCTCCGGTATTTCCTCGAACTCGGTCGCGAGACCAGCCTGTGCCCAGGAGATTAGAGGGACCGCCTTTACGGTCGGTAAATTGTATTCAGAAGAGGACGTCTCCGTCAGCTCAGCTCCTTCTCCTTCCGTCATTTGCCATTTAATCGGTTCCGGAGATTGCTCACAAGCGAGCAGTTTTTTAATAAAACGCGGGCCCGGTTCCTTCACTCCCGCTTCCAACTGTGAAATATAGCTCCTCGTGAACCTCATGTTTTGCGCTAACTCCTCCTGAGTGAGCCCGAAACGAGCACGGAGTTTCTTAATTCGCTCGCTTATTGTTATCTCTTTGCTCATTTTTGTTGTTGACGCATTGCTCGCTGATCCGTATTTATTCTGCTCACCAGAGAGCACTTTATGTGCATCGGTAACAGCATGACGACGACGATACAAGGTAAATTTGCTTCTGAAGTTAAAAAGGCACTTCGCCTTCACCCACGCCTAACAACCGTCTCGGACCTCGCTCGCGATCTTGGCTACCACCGGAATACGGTCAGCCGGGCAATCCATTCCGAGAAAATGCCCAAGGTCGTCAAGCGCATCTGCCGCGCATTAGGCCTTCCTCTTCCATTTTCCAAATGAAAACCACTACAAACGAAACTGAAGATGTTACCGCGCTCGATTTTCACCCAGCACTCAAAGATTTCCCGCGCCTGACCGAGGCCGAAAGGATTGTCCTGACCGCCTCGGTCGAGAGGAATGGCATTCAGATCCCTTTGATCATCACCGAAGAGAACAAAGTGATCGATGGGCGCGAACGACTCGAAATCGCGCGGGCTCTTGAGCTGGATGACGTGCCGGTAAGCGTCGTCAACATGAAGACGGATGCCGAGGTCAGGGCGTTTGCTTTTGAGAACCGCGTAACTGCTCCGAACATGACCCGATCGCGCAAAGTACTTTTTATCCTCGAGCTGCATCCCGACCTGGCCATGAGCGGCGGCGGTAGGGCGGGACGTCCAAAGAAATTGGAGAATGGTTCTCCAATTTCGGGCGATATTGTCAACAGTTTCAGGCAACTTGCTGAGCGATACAAGGTTCCGCGCGAATACTTCGATCAATTAGCTGAGATGCGGCGGGAGGCAACGGCTGATGAGTGGAAGAGGATCGAACTTGCCATTTGCAACGACGGGGTTCCTATATCCCGCCTTTACCCAGGCTTCAAGACTGGTTTGAAAGCCGGGTCGCGGCGCGGCGCCGTGATCTACGCCGGAATGATTCAGGGAACGCTCGTTGGAATTTTGCCCCGCGCATTTTCCTCCATCCGGGAAGGCTTTAGCCGATGGGCAAAGGGTGAGTTCGATTCCGCTGCAAAGGTCGCCATTGAACACGAATGGGCGGCAATTCTCGATGAAGCACCCCTCGAACTGCAGCGGATCGCGAAGAAGAAATGGAGAGAGGCGTGAGTTACGAAATTCGCCAGGAGGATGGTGCGGTACGGGCGTGGTTTGCCCGGGAATGTGACGCACCTCACTTTAAGGTTCCAAACTGCCTCTTTAATTGTGACGACAAGGCAACTGCGCATCAGAGAGCAGTTTTGCTTCTCGAGTTCGGCGAAGATGCCACAGACGAGGAAATCCGCCTCCTAACAGGGAGCACGCTAAGCGGGCCAATACCATCTCGAGGCGCCGACCTCCCATGGAAAGTGATAGGGCCCGGCGATTCCGTCGTTAGCCAGTTTATGTTTGTCCAAGAAGCCTGGGAATACTGCTGCGAGATCACGGATACTGAGTTTCCAGTAGAAGGGTTTCTGAGTGAAACCAGGTTGACCGGCCCCGGCACTGAAACCGGAACCGCATTTGTCGGCGGGAAGTCGGTGGGCCGTGGTTGATCCACTACTTACGCACCTGCGCCATGCGGAGGGGCACCTGAAGAGCGCTCTTTTTGCCGCGGAAGGGGAATCTTGGAATCGAGTGGCCCTTGCGCTTCAGGCGACCGTGAGAGCGTTAGGCCATCGAGAAGGGTTTCTATCCGGGCAAGTCGGACCAGCGTCGATTCTTGGAAGCCCTCGAGGCGACCGATCGATCTCTCAAGGTCGTATTCGCGCGGCTGCGCCTGGGCCTCTTTTGAGGAAATCAAATCGCGCAATCGCTTCACCTCGTCCCTCAAGTTCTCAATCTCATCGCTCATCTCGGAAGATTAAGCGTGTAGGCCAGGGAGGGCAATCGTAATGCCTCCGATCGATGCGATGACGCGTGCGCTCGAGCGCGAGGCGATTCTTGCTCGGATTGCCGCTTTAATGGAGAAGGGATCGACCCTTCGCCAAGCGTGCGTGATTGTTGGTGAAAAAGAGTCGAATGTCTATCGGTGGCGCGGCTACTACGCCGCGGGAGGCCTTGAAGGGCTACGGGTCGATTACACGGCGTGCGGCCGGCCGCCGGCGATCCCGGCGCTCAACGAGTGGGAGCTGACCAAGGCGCGCGGCTTTTACGTGCAGACCAGCTCGAAGAAATTGTCCCTCGAAATGCTCGCAGCGCTGCCCGGGTGCCGGCAGGAGGTGGCCGATTTCATCAACAAGCGGCGCCGGTCGGACTCGATGCCGCGATCGCTGATGGATCAGCTCGATGTGTCGGAGGCCGCGAAGGCACTCCACAAGGGTCCGAAAGCTGCGCGGAAATTTGTCACCACGCATCGGACCCTAACTTACCTCGATGCGCTCGGGCACGAGCAACCGCTCCTGGTCGGCGATCTTTCCGAACGGGACGACATGTCCAACAACTACGTCGGCTGGATCGACTGGCCCCAGGGCGGCGATCCCTGCAGTGATCGTTTTGGTGTGCGGCCATTCCGCGGCCAGTTCCTGGTGCAGATCGATGTGCGATCGCTTTTCCCGCAGTCATTCTGCTTTGTGGTCCGCAACCGCGACTCGTATCGCGCGGACGATATCTGGCAATGGGTGGGCCAATCATATCGCGACATTTTCAAGCCGGCCCTGGGCGAGCGCTGGGAGCGCGGTATCTGGAAAAGCAACCTGCTGCGCGGGACGCCGATCGCAGCCGGGCACACGTCCAATGCGGAGCGGTTCGGCGGCATGTCGGCGCTGGGCCTGCGGATCTTCGAAGCGCAGACGCCGGCGAGCAAGATCATCGAGAACCGGTTCCGGCTTTTCCAGCGCCTGTGCACGAACATCCCCGGGCAGATCGGCGCGAAGCGGGGCGAGATGGAGCGCGAGACGAAGCTCTGGATGGAGTGCCAGCAGGGCCGGCGCGATCCGCGCAATCACTTCCTTTCCTATGCGGCCCTGTGCGACGAGGGCGAGAAGCGCCTGGTCGCCCTGGCGCACCGGGAAGTGCGCGGGACGATCTACAACGGCGTGCCGGCGGAGATCTACGAGCGCGGCCTGAAGGAGCGCGGGGACCAGCTGCGCCGGTTGACGCCCGAGGAGACTTATCTTTTCTCGCGCGACCGGGCCCAGGCGACGATTGCGAAGGGCGAAGCCTTCGTCCGTTACGTGCGACCGGACCGCACCCGCGGGGCGTGGGTATTTAGGCATCCCGGCTTTTTGCGCGAGGAGGGCAACCGCATGGCGGTTTACTTCGACCGCGAGAATGCGGGCCTCGGCGCGACGATGGTGCCGATGCGGGAACGAAAGTTCCACGAGGAACAATTACCGATTTATTCGGCCGACCTGACCGAGGGTATCCCGACCTTCGCGATCGGGCTCGATCCCGAGGGCGGCCGAGCCTCCCAGGCGATGGTGGATGAACTCGAATGGCGCAAGGCCTGTGAGAAGGCCGTGCGTAGCGAATACCGTGCCCTCGGCATCGGCGCCAGGCGTATCGCGCGGGTGACGCAGGCGCGCGATGGCGCAGGCGGCTCGGCGACCGTGGAGGATTTTTCAAGCAACCAAGGAGGGCCAGGACCCAGAAGCACAACCGAGAACGACATAAGTTCGTCCATTACTCATCGGCGCGGGCAGCGCCGGAACCTGGGGGCCACAACTCCCGCCAGGACTGCCCAACCCCTTTCATCCGACCCGGCCTACATGGCCCGGCTGGAACGTGAGTTTGCTGAAGCCAATCCCGGCGACAGCCCATAGGAGACAAAACATGCCAGGACCCGAAGAAATCAGAATCGAGGAGATCGGCGCGGTGACCACCGCGACGGACTTATCGCGTGAAATGAAGGCGCGTGGCGCGCGCGCCCACGTGTTGTTCAACCTTGTCGGCAAAGGCGGCAAGAAATATACCGTGGCGTCGGTGGAGGGCCTCGGGCTCACCATTGTGAGCCGCCAGAGCGACAAGGTGCTGGTCATCGACGGGCTGCACATCGCGAAGCTGGCCGAGGCGGCCGGCATCGACCAGGCGCCCGTCATCATCGTACCGTCCCGGGAGGTGCGCCGTGGCTAACTTCGCCCTCACCATCGCCTGTCTTTCGCCCGTGCTGGGTGGTCCGCTGCGCAAGGAGAAGGATCCGCGGTACGTGCGCCAGGGCCGCGTGCTCGATGTTTACCGGCCTGACCCGGACGAGGATCGCCAGATGGCGGCCGCTTTCGGTAACGAAGACAGCGAGGAGGAAGACGGCCATGGCTCCTGAACTGTACAACTCAATCGAGGCGGAGGAGCTGAAGGATATCGTCCGGCGGGTGCGGGAGATCCAGCTGGCCCGGAAATGGTCCGACGGCGAGCTGCTGCGCCGCTGCTCGGCCCTGGGCTCGACGAAGACCTACAAAAACATCCTGGCCGCGGCGGAGGATCCCGACCAGAGCGAGAAGTTCAAGGAACTCAAGCTCGACAAGTGGCTCACGGAATACACGTGCGCGATCAAGTTCCTGGAAGCCATGGGCCAGGAGGACGCCGGCGAGAAAATCTATACCGACATGGAAGGGCCGCTCGAGTTGAAGCGGGTTTTCCTCGAGACGAGCAACACCAACTCGATCGCGCGTTTCATCCCGGTCCTGGGCGACACGGGCATGGGCAAGACGTTTTGCAAAAAGGCGCTGCTCGAGATGTACGGGATGCGCTGCCTCGAGATCAAGGCTTCGGTTTCCTGGAACGACCGGCCGTCGGCGATGTGGACCTCGATCCTCAAGGCGCAAGGGCGCATTGATATTCCGCTGTCGGCCTACGAGAAGGAGGAGAAGGGGCTCGAGAAATTCAACGAGTTGCGCAAGGCGCTCCTGATCGAGGAGGGGCATCATCTCGGGCCCAGCTGCCTCAACACGCTCAAGACGATCATCAACGAAAGCCCGGGTGAAGTGGTGATCTTCGCCATGCCGCCGCTCTGGGCGCGCCTGGAACGGACGGCCTACGAGGAGGCGCGGCAGCTGACCCGCAACCGCCTGGCGGAGCGCATCCGGCTGCGGTTCATCGAGGAGGACGTGAAGATCTACCTCAAGGGCAAACTCGATCTCAGCGGCGCCGATATGAAGAAGGCGGTTGAGGAAGCGATGCGTCATGCGCCGGCCCTTGGGTACTTCGGGTTTCTGCGCCAGGTGTGCGCGCGGACGATCTGGATTGCCGACGGGGAGGCTGTGACGTTCGAAACCTTCAGCCGGGCCATGACGCATGTGAGAGGGTGCCGATGAGAACCAGGGCGCCCTATTTCTACAAGCGACCGACGGGGCGATCGCGGACCGGCGTGGTCGGCGTCGGTTATTCGGCGTTCATTCGCGACGGCAAGCCCGTGTCCTATTTCACGGTCAACGCCGGGCGGGTGAGGAGATTCAACATCGCGCGCCTCGGGCGGAAAGAGGCTTTCCGCCGCGCCGTCGAAACTCGGGCCAATCACGAGCTCGCGTTGAAAGGAGCGATGGCATGAAGAACCTGACCCAGGAGGACATCGCGAAGAAGACGGCCGTGGTGGAGTCGATGATCAGCGTCGTAGTCCGCGGCGCGCGCACCGAGATTCACGTTGACGCGATGGGCGGCATCGGAGGCGGTCATTCGATCAGCTTGCCGACGATGGTCTGGCGGGAGTTCTGCCGGCGCCAGGTCAAATTCCCTCCCCCGCTGCCGATGAAGGAGAAATCATGACCAAAGTCTATCTCGACGACTGCCCGGTTTGCGGCTGCAAGCCGTCGTTCCGTTTTCCCTATATCGATACGGTTATCATTTGCTGCGAAAAATGCCTCGAGGACACGCACGTCGAGGCGCGCAGCGATCTCCCGCCTCACATGGTCGATCTGGTCGCCTTGGCGAAGAATCTCTGGAACGGGCTAAGCCGCAATCCCCAGGAGGCCGCATGAAGCGCCGCGCCCGCAGCTGCTCGCCCTTTCCGCACGATCGCGACTACGCGCCGGACGCGGACCATTTACCGATTTTGCCTCCCGACGTGGAGGACTCTCCGGACACCAGCCCGGAGACACCCGACCATCCGCCCGTACCTGGTGACGCGGGCCAGAAAGAAAAACAACCATGACCAAGTCACGCATTAAAATCGCCGCCAACGCCATTCACACCCGCGAGGAGATGGAGGCGCTGGTCGGTGAGATCACCGCGCTGAAGACGCGCGAGCAGAAGCTCACTGCGGAAATGAACCAGCGCATTAACGAAATCCGGATGGATTACGATGCGACCCTGGGCGGGATCGCCGCGGACATCGAGGGCAAGTCGGCCGTGGCCCGGGCCTGGGCGGAAGCGCCCGTGACGCGGGTGCAGAAGACGGAGGCGGCGTGATCCGCTTCTTCATGCTCGCGCTCCTGGTGGTGATGGCCGTGTGGCCATGGGCTTGGTTTATCCTCGTCCGGATACCGGAGCTGGTGAAATGAGGTATTCGGTCGAGCTCCATGGGCGTCATCGCGTTCGGCCTGACAGCGGCGGGGCGCTGATCCGGTTGGCGGCGCTTTCCCATGCCGTGACTCGGCCGGAGGTCCAGGACCAGCTTTACCTGGTCGGCCGCGGCGAGACGCCGATGGCCCGGGCGAGCAGTGCGGCCCGCCGGCGCGACATGGCCGATCCCGAGAAGCGCAAGATCATCCTGGACCGACTCGCCGCCGGCCGCCGGACAGCAGAGGCCCGGGCGAACTGGGAGAAGTCGCATCCTCGTCGCCGCGGCCGCTGGCTTCCGAAGAGAAAGCCGAATAGCCAGCGCACCAAGAATCGCAGGACGTGGCGGCGCAATGTCGGGACGGCATCGGGCGCCCGGTTCAAGAATCCGGAATTTCGCGCCAGGGCGCTGCAACAGCTTGCCGCGGCACGTGAGGTCCTGAAGGCCAAACGCATGGCCGGGAGGACCGCATGAGCTATTGCCTTCGCGCCCGCGAAGAACGGGCCTCGCTCGCGCCCCTGACGCCCTCCCAGCTGCAATACCTGGGCTGCATCGCGAAGTTCGCCTGGGTCGAGATCGGCCCGGACCAGGATTGCGACGATTGGCGCCACGACGAGGTCCGCAAGGTGACCGGCCGGGGCAGGCTGAAGGAATGCCAGGACCAGCACTTCCTGCCGCTCAAGGCCCATTTCCTGGACATCTGCGGGCATTCCGAGGCGTCCTTCAAGGCGGCGTTCAAGTCGATCGACGAGCCACGGGCCCGGGCGCTGCACGCGTTGCGCAAGGAGGCCAAGGCGGCCGAGGACGTGATGCCGCGGGCGATGGACTACGCCGCGGGGATGATCCGGAACATCAGCGGCGGCTCGATCGACGATGCGCCGCGAAACCTGATCTGGCGGGCGACCTTCGCGATCCGGCGCAAGGCGCAGAAGCTGCGCCGCGAGAAAAAGGGCGGCGAGAGCGCCGGCGACGTGATGAGCCGCGTCCTGGGCGAGAAGCCGAAGGTGGAGAAGAAAGCGCGGACCCGGCGCTACAGCGGAGGGCCTTTCTAATGAAAAAGCCTAAGACTCTCGTTCAGCAGTTGGCCCCGCCGACGACGGAAGAGAAATTGGCGATCTGGGCCGATGCCATTCACGGATGCCGGGCTGGTGCGGCCGCGTTTGTCGCGGCCATGAAAACGCTTCAAGAGGTCACTGATGATCTGGAAGACAATTTCATGAAGCTCGACGGCCTTGCTGACCTGGAGCCGCTCAAAAAGGAGTACGCCAAGCTGGCTCGCCAGATCGAGGTAACGCAGCGGCAGCGCCGCGCCATTGAAGTGGGGATGATCAAGTTTCAGACGGACCACCTGATGGACGATCTCTGGAGGCGTCTGCCATGAAGCCGATCGACTTCCGCAATGAGACCTGGCGCGACGTCCAGGAGCGCTTCGCCGAGGGGCTGCGACAGCAGGTCTACCGTGCCCTCGAGAAGCATGGTCCCTGCACGACCCGGGAGCTGGCCCAGCGCAGCGGCATCGACATTCTCTCGCTGCGTCCGCGCGTGACGGAGCTCTACCAGCTCGGCCTCGCGGAGCTGGCCAATCCCGAGCCCGGCGGCGGCGAGGGCGTTTACCAGGCCGTGTCCTGGTTCGTGGCGCGGGACAATTTCGATCGCAAGAAACGTGAAGCCAAGCAGACCCAACTGAATCTTTTATGATCCGACCAATCAAGAGAACTACCACGCCGAAGAAAACCCCGAAGCCGGTGAAGATGACGGAGGCCGCCCCCAACCGATGGGTGCAACAGGACCTGGCGATAAGTGAACCGCCGGCCGAGGTTGTCTTTTGTGACGTGGTGGCGAGCGGTGACGGCACGTGCCGGCTGGTGCCGCGGTCCTGGGAAAAGCTCGTGCGCTTAACGCCGCAACTTTCCCTGCAGCTCGGCCTCGGCCGGTCCACCCTCACGCTGCGCCGGCTGATCCAGAGCGGCTTCGTGGACGGGGCCCGGGTGGCTCCCTTCGTCTACACGCTGAACCTCAGCAGTTATTTCTCTCACCTTAAGCGTTGCGCGGAAAACCTCGACTTTTGGAATGACCCGAAGGTCCGGGATCAATACCGGAAACCGATGTCATGAACGTCATCGAAAAACCGCAGGCCGCTGTCCTGACCCAGTTCGGGGCCAAAAATCGGTCCTTGATACCCGCGAAGCGCCGCGAGAAGGCTTCCCGCGGGAAGTCCCAGGCCCAAAAACCGCGCCAGATGGCCTTCTTCAAGTTCATTCGGCCGTTCCGTTCTTCATGAAACAGCTCGGGAGCAACTGCATGATGAACATGGTCGCGACCCAGGGTGAGAGCTTCCGGCATTTCACCGGCCCGGGCAAAGGCGGTGAGCTCGAGCAGATCCCCGAGCAGCTCCTTCTTCAAACCCGATATCGAGCACATGCGCCGGCGCATCCAGGAGGAGAAGCCGGTCGATGTGGTGATTCTCTTTGGTAAAGCCAACAGTGAGCTGGCTGTACTACTGGCCGGCAGCGTCGATGGAATCATCATGACATCGCCTCATCCTGCCGCCCGCGGCGCCGGTGTGCCTGCAGCGCTGAAGGCGGTTGCCAGCCGGGTTATGATGTTTTCCGGGCCCGACGACGTCGTGAAATATAGAAACGGTCTCTTCCTACAAAACACAAATGCCTGACTCTGACGCTGAATTTCTCTTTGGTCCATCGCCGCACCACGAGGCGATCGACTTCATCAGGAGCAAGCCCGTTGTTTCTCGCGAGGTACTCGACGGGCTGTTGCCGGAGCTGAAGCCGCGAGTCTTCACCATATCCGGCGTGGAGGTCGCGAACATCATGCAGGAGGTCCGCGACCGCATCGCGGAGGTGCCGGAGGGCGCGGATTGGGACGAGGCCAAGAAGGACATCCTCCCGAAGCTGTCGCCGTTTTTTGTCGATCCCGCCGCCGACGCGGAAATGCAGAAGGCGCAGCAGGACGCCGCGGAGCGGCGAGCGGAGCTGCTGTTGCGGACGCACTGCACCCAGGCTTATTCCGCCTCGCAATGGCGCGTCATGCAGCGCCAGAAGGATGTGTTCCCCTACTGGCAATATGTGACCATGGAGGACGACCACGTGCGGCCGGAGCACGCGGCGCTGGATCAGATCGTGCTGCCGGCGGACGATCCCTTCTGGGAAGCGCATTATCCGCCCTGGGACTGGGGCTGCCGCTGCCAGGTGATCTCAAAATCGGCCGCAGCTCGCGATGAACTGGCAGCAGCCGACAAGGACCGGGCACCCGACAACAAGCTTGTCCTCGAGGGCACCGTCGCGGAGCACTTGCGCGATGGGACGCTGGTCCGCGATGGTCGGACCTACGACGTGAGGCCACCGACCGACAAAGAAGGCGGGTCGGGCTATCGCTGGGACCCGGGCAGCTTTCAGTTGCCGCTCGAGCAGCTGAAAGATCGATACGATGGAAAGACCTGGTCCGACTTTCAGGGCTGGGCGGAGAAGACACCTCTCGGCGAAAGCTATGCCGACACGACAGTCTGGGATTGGCTGAATGGAAAGAAGACAGACGAGAGGCGCATCGAGCCGCCGGCGGTCTCGCGCCGATCGGTTACTCCTCCGGCGGTGCCACCTGATTTGCAGAAGCAGCGGGCGCCGGCCGGTTACCTAGGCGGAGCGACGGTCAATCATATCGATGCACTGAGGTCGGCCGGCCTTGACGTGGCCGCGGGCGGAACGCCGCAGGAGATCCTCAGTTTCTATAATCGGCATGTGAATCTGGACCCGGTCGATTTCCGGCATCACATGCTCAAGGGCCTGACGTTGCCGCAGGACACGCGGCCCATTCTGCAGTTCGATATCGCGGCCCAGCGGTTGAACATCGCCGTCGATGGGCCGCTCGATGCCGGGGGCGAGGCAACCTTCACGCTCTGCCGCGAAATCGATTTCGCGGCGAAGTCGGTTTACCACGCCTATTTCCAGGTCAAGGAGACAGGCACGTCGGCCGGCAAGAAGGTACTTTCGAATTTCGCCGATCTCTATGACCACTGGGGCATCAAGAAAATCACCGTGACGGCCAACATCGACGTCGGCGGTTACGCCTGGCTACGCTACGGCTTCCGGCCGGTGCTGATTCCGCAGATCCAAAAGATCGTCCACGACTCGATGGTCCGGCTCGGCGCCGTGCTCTCGCCGGCGATGCGCGCCGTCCTCGAGGCATGCTCGCGATCTCACGATCCTGAGGATTTCGTCAAGCTGGCCGGGATGAGATCGACGGTGCACGACCCGCTGCATCCGGACAAGGATACGGGCTCAGAATATATTCCCCTGGGCAAGGCAGTTTTCCTCGGCAGCTGGTGGAACGGCATGCTAGATTTAAACAATCAGGACCAATATGAGCAATTCGCCAAATACATCGGCCGCAAGTAACGAGATGTTCTATACCGACGCTGGCGGCAAGAGAGCCGACGCGGCGATCCACGAGAAGATTCTTGCTGGCGTGCCAGGCGCGGATGACGCAGCGGCGATCGCTGCCTACAAGCATTTCCGCGCGAAGCTGCCGCACCTCTCGCCCGAGGAAGTGGCGGAGGCTGCGGGCGTGACGGCCGCCCAGGCGGCGCAGGCGGAGAAAGAGTTAACGGCGTGAGCATCCAGGTCCGCAACGGAATCACGCCCGAGATCGAGCGCCAGGCGGCGCGGTTGGCGGACCGGCGGCCAATCCTCGAGGCGATGGGTCATGAGCTCAAGGTCCTCACCAAAGAAGCCTTCATGAATGAATCGGTGAGACCGTCCACGTGGCCGCCGCTCAAGCCGGAAACGCTCAAGCGGAAGAAAGGCCGCGGCGGAATGCTGCGCGGCCCCCTCGCGCTTTTGATGCGATCGATCCACCAGACGGCGCTAACCAACGACAGCGTGAGCGAAGGCACCGATCGTCCCTATGCCGCGATTCACCAACTCGGGGGACAGGCCGGACGAAATCACGCAGCTACCATTCCGGCTCGCCCTTATTTTCCCATCATCAACGGCAAGCTAACGCCGCTGGCGCAAGCCAGGATCGGCGCCGCAGCCGCGGAGAAGACCAGCCTCCTTCTCGGCTGATTTTGTGCCATCAAACTTATTTGGGCCATTGCGCGGCCATTGTAGAAAACGACCCGACGTTGCCCCTCCTGTTTCCACAATGCCAACGCAGGACTCCACGATGCCCCAGGACAGGCATTTCATGTTTTGCAGGGTGAAAGCGTTCGCCGCCTCTGGAAAACGCGGGCTCGCAGGATGACCTACAACGGGCGATTCGAGTTGGCTGCGCTATCCTCATATTCGATTTTGAAAATGGCCGTGTGGCGTTCCACGTTGACTTGAGAGGCGTATTCTTGTCCTGCCTGATTTGCGGCATTTTTTGAAATCACGCACAGTCCGCGGCAGTGAAACGACCCGCAGGCATCAACGGCAAGCTGATCTCATTCGCCATTTCCAATGGCGCCGCCAACGCCAAGGACCTTCCCAGTCGTCTTAAGATTCTCAGCTGGGGCGAGAATACGACGATCAAGGGTCCGGTTCGCGTTGGCAAGAAAACGCTCGAATGCCTGGCCTCAAACCAGAAGAAACTCGCCTTTGAGCAGATCGCTCTCGACTACAATCACCAGACGCTTCCCGGCTCGCCGACCTACCAGAAGGATCCGGTCCAGGTCGCGGCTTACGGTTCTCTCGAGGTGATCGATGGCGACGGCGTTTACATGCCGATCGATCACTGGACGCCCAGCGGCAAGGAGCATGCGCCGAACTATGTCGATCTCTCGCCCGTCGTGCAGCTCGATGAAAACGGGGAAGTCATCTTCATTCATTCGGTCGCGCTATGCCGGCAGGGCTGTACCGAGGGCCTGAGTTTTTACTCCGCCGATTTTTCCAACCCCTCCTCACTTCGTTCCCACTCCTCCTCCAACAAACCTATGGACTACCGCACTGCCGTTATCACCCTGCTCAAGACGCTCGGCGTCACCCTGCCTGACAATCCCAGCGACGCCGAGATCGGCGACGCGGTCACCGCCTACAAGGCCGACGACCAGGGAGGCGAGGGCCTGAGCTCCTCCGAGGTCGAGGCGAAGATCGCCGAGGCCCTCAAGCCGCTGGCCTCCCGTTTCGAAGAAGGCGATCGCGTGGCGGTCGTCACCAAGGCGACCGCGGCCGGCAAGGTCATTCCGCTGACCGACGAGGAAATCAAGACGATGCCGCTCGCCACGCTGGCCTCCCTGGTGGAGAAGCTTCCCGTCACCGTTCCCCTGGCGGAACGCGGCGTGAAATTCAACACCGATAAATCGAAGCTCACCGCACTTTCGGCTGAGCAGAAAGTGATCTGCAAAAACCTGGGCCTTTCCGAGGAAAAATATCTTAAGAGCCTCGCCGCTGAGGTCGAGGCCAAGTCCGCTGTCGTCGCCATCTAACCACTCCGCCACCCATCACTGATCCCGTCTTATGAGCCAAAACGTCCTCGCCTCCATCGACTCTCCCGCACGCGCGGGAGAATATCTTTATCTCCCTATCGCCGCTTCGACGAAGCTCTTTGCCGGAACTCTCATCGCCATCAACCCGTCCACCGGCTTTGCGATTTACGCGGGTGATGTGGCCGGTCTTCAGGTTGTGGGTCGCGCCGAATACGACGTGGACAATTCCGCTGACGGCACCGGTGGCGCGCTGAGCGTCAAGGTTCGCCGCGGCATCTTCAAATTGCAGAACTCGAGCCGCTCGTCCGCCGCGTATGCGCTGGCCGCGACCAACATCGGTCAGCTCTGCTATGTGGAAGACGAGCAGACGGTCCAGATCGCCAGCGGCAGCTCGCACATGGTCGTCGCGGGTATATTCCTTGGCCTCGATACCGATGGCCGTCCCTGGGTCGATACCCGGGTCGCTCTCTATGAGGGCGCCGAGTCCGAGGCTTTCACGCCCACCCAGGATGCGATCACCGACGATTCCGGCGGCACGGCTCCTTCCCCGGTGGCCGGCGTTCTCACCATCGCCGCGGTCACCAGCTCGCCCACGGCCGCCAACGCCATCGCCGCCCTGATCGCCGAGCTCAACAAGGTCAAGGCCGATATCGCCGCCCTCAAAGCCCTGCTCTAAACGATCATGACCCGCCCCGCCGCTCAAAAGCTTGCCGTTGTCCTTCACCGGACGATCGCGCCGAACAAGCTGATCACGCAGGCGGACATCGATGTCATAGCCGACGAACTGATCGAAGCGATGAAGGTCAAGCAAGTCGATGTCGGGGCCGAGCTCGAGGATTGGTTGAAAGGCCACAATATCGATCCCATCCAACTTGCCGAACTTTGTCCGCTCCCGGAACACGAGCCGGACGCTAAGAAATCTGACTCGAAGAAAAAGTAACCACCTCCTACCACCATGCAAATCAATCAAGCCAATCTCACCGATCTTTACCGCGGCTATCGCGTCCTCTTCGACGAGGCGCTGCAGGGCGCCAGCCCCGTCTCGGACGATCTCGTGATGAATGTTCCCTCGAACAACAACGAGGAAAAATACGTCTGGCTTGGCGCGGTCCCCGGCATGCGCAAGCTGGTGGATGAAGTCCAGATCAAAAACCTTGCGGCGTCCGACTGGGTCATCGAAAACGAAGAGTTCGAGGACACCGTCGCCGTCCGCCAGCGCGACATCGAGAATGATCGCTACGGCATCTATAATCCTTTCTTCGCTTCTCTCGGCCAGGCTGCCCGCTTTGAGCAGGACATCCTGGTCTTCCAGTGCCTTTTGAGTGGCTTTTCCACCCCGGATTACACTGGCTCGAGCTTCTTCGCGACCGGGAAAATTCGGACTCCCGGTGATGCCGGCTTCTCCAACATTCTGAGCACCACGGGCGATTTTCAGGCCCATGCTCCGCTCAACACGTTCAGCTACCGCGCTGCCCGCGCCAACCTGATGAGCCGCGTCAACGCCGCCGGCCGCCCGATGAACCTGGGCCGCAAGCTCGTCCTGGTCTGCGGCGCCGCGCTCGAGCCGATCGCCCGCGCAATCCTCGTGGCCGACACCGTCATCCAGGCCAACCCGTCCAACGACGCCCTGGCCGCGGTGACGAACATCGACAAGGGCACCGCGCAGATCATGACCTCCGCGCTCATCGACGCGAGTTCGACGCCTTACGCCTGGTTCCTCCTGGAAACCGGCTTGATGTTGAAGCCGATTGCCTGGCAGATGAACAAGGCGCCGGTCCTCACCGCGCTGACCCAGCCCGACAGCGATCACGTGTTCAAGAAGCACGAGTTCCTTTACCAGGCTTACGGCCGCTTCAACGCAGGTTACCTGTTCTCCGATCTCGCCTTCGGCAGCAAGGGCACTGGCACGGCCATGACGAGCTACAACCCGTAAGCCGACGGCGCGACACCACCTTGATCCCATGCCCTATGTCCAATTCAGCGACCTGCCCGCCGACCTCCCGCCGGCGTTCATTACGCAGGCCCTCGATGACGACAATACGGGCAACGCGGACATGGATCTCTGGGCGACCATCGCCCAGCAGGTAAGCGACGCGATCGACGCCAAGATCGGCGTGCGTTACTCGGTGCCGATCCAGCCCGACGGCAACGGCAACTATCCGGCCGTGATCGCCCACGCCGCGCGCACCCTTGCCGCGGAGAAGCTTTTCGCCCGGCGCCAGATCGCCGATGGGAAAAATCCCTGGGCCAAACAGGCCGACGCCGTGCGGGCCCAGCTCGATCTCATCGCCGAGGGCAAGCTGCCGCTCAATCCCACCCTGCAGCGCCAGGATCCGAGCGCTTCGGTCGTCACGGAGCCGATCCGGTCGGTTCCCCGCGGGGGAGGCGCGACCGTCATATGAACCCCGCGCTGACCATTGATCATATCCTGACCCAGATTAAAGCCGCGCTTGAGGCGTTCGCCCAGGGCCTCGGCGGCGGAACGGTCTCGATCGCCATGGATCCGTTCAATGTTTTCGAGCTGCTTGCCGCCAACCCGGTCGGTTATCGCTTGATCCTCCATTGGGCGGGCGACTCCAATGTCGCCGATGCTTACGTCCCCCTGATTCGCCACAAGATCGAAATCATTTTTGGCAGCAATCTCGGTCTCACCGCCAAGCCCGACCTTGCGCTGATCCAAGCCGTCGGCGCGCGGCCGCCGATTCTCTCCCAGGTTGACGCGGTCCGCGCAACCGTTCTCGGCCTGCAATTTCCCAGCGAACCGACCGGCGGGATCCTCGAATACGATGGCGCCGAGACACTGGTCACGCCCGAAGGTTTTCCGCTCGCCGCCTACAAGCTCACTTTCGGCCTGCGCGCTTTGCCGGCCCAACCCCAACAACCAACCCAACTCTAAACTATGTCCGCTCAAACTGCTCAACTCCTCGGAACAGGAATCGCCAACGTCACCTGGGGCATTGCCGGTGTCGCTTATACCGGCATCTGCACCCGCATGTCGATCGAGCGTAACGGTGAAGAAGTCTTCATCTACGACGGGAACGGTTTCACGATCGGCGACATTCTTTTCGACGACAAGGACGAGGGGAGCGCGGAGATGATCATGCAGACGACCGACACCATCCCCACCCGCGGCACGATCGTCACCTTCGCGGGCGTGGCCACCTTCATCGTCAAGACGATCAAGAAGGAATGGGAATGGCGCAACACCGCCAAGTGGTCCTTCACCTGCTCCAACTACGTCAATCTGGTCACCTCGTAAAACGCGATGACTCCCCAGGAACCAACCAAGCTGGAAGCGCCGTCTCCCGAGACGGCGCCGCTGAAACAGGGCACCGATCTCGCCAAGCTCGCTGAGCTGGAAAAAGAGCTCACCGAGGCGGCCAGCACGACGCCGGCGGTCGTGCGCGAGGCGCTCTCGCCGAAGACGATCAAGCTCGCGGAGCTCGTGCTTCACACCTACACGGTCCAGACGCACCTCAATCTGCTCGAGCTCGACTCGCCTTTCGTCAACGGCAAGGGCGCGACGCCGACCTTCCGCGATGTCATCCAGGTCCTCTTCGCCCTGATCACGCCCGACGAAGAGATCGAGAAGCTGCTCGCGGGTGACCCGCGGATCTTCCGCGAGGCTTGCGCCAAGTTCGCCTCCTCCCTGGACATGACCGAGTTCATCGCTGCGACCAAGACCATCACCGAAGCGGTCACGCGGCCCTTCGCCGCCGCGGCCAAGCTGAATCCGCCCAACCAGGAAGGCGGTGGTTCCCCTTTGGACGAGACCTCTTCGGCAACGGAGCCGGCTGGGTCCTGACGTTGATCGATACCTTTTGTTCAGAGTATGGCTGGACGCGAGCTGAGGTGCGGCGCGTGCCGATGGCCGAGGCGCTGGCCCTCCGGACAGTGATCGCCCTGCGCCACGGTTACACCTGGGCCGAGCCCAACTACATCGAACGAGACGCCCTCTAAAACGACCATGAGCGCACCCGTTTTCGAAGCCAAGATGACGCTCGATGCGTCGCAGTACCTGCAGACCAACGACAAAGCCAAGCTGGTCGCCCAGCAGATCGAGCTCGTCGTCAAAAAGCAGGACGTCGCATTCCAGAACCTGCTCAAGACGCTGCGTCCGCTGACGGTCCAGACGCAGCAAACGCAGCGCTTCATGGAGCAGCTGCACAAGACCACCGGGCAACTCACCGCCGCCAACGCTCCGGCCGCAACAGCGCTATCGAAGACTGCCCAGGCGCTTTCAGGGGTGGCTGGAAATGCGCCCCAGACGGCCATGGCGACGTTGGCGAGCCGATTGGCCCGGATTACCGCGGAAGCCAATTCCGCGGCGTCCTCGATCGGCCAGGTGGCTTCCAGCGCCATCGGCGCCGGGGGCGCGCTGGATGAGGCCTCCGCGCCCGGATCGGGCGGACCAGCGCGCGACGAGCATGGCCGCTTTACCAGCGGCGCGGCCTATTCGCGGGAAGCCTCGGCCGTGGCCAAGGGTACTTCGGGTGAAGAACGCGAGCTGAAGGAGGAGACGGCCGATCTCGACAAGCTGGTCGGTGCGGTCAATCGCCTGGTGCCGGCACAACAGAAAGCGGCGACGGAGGGAGTGGAGATGGCCAAGTCAGAAAACGCCGTGGCCAACAGCGGCCGTACGGCAGCGGCTGCGGCCAAGCAGCTGACCGAGGCGCTGACCGTGGCCGGCGCCGCGGCCCGGACCGCGGGAGACGCCGTCAAATCGGCTTTGCTAGCGGTGCCCGAGCTGGCGGCTTTCGTCACCGTTGTCGGATCCGTCGGCGCGGCGGTTGAAAAAATGCGCTCGCAATTTGAATATGGCGACGAGCTTAACGCCCTCTCGCGGCAGACCGGCGAGACGGCCGAGTCGATCGCGCTGATGAGGCGCACCTTTGAATATTTCGACGTGCCGGCCGATGAGGTTGGCCACACGATCTTTATGCTGCAGCGCGCCCTGGGCGGCGTGAGCGAGGAGGGCAATGCCACCGGCGCCGTTTTCGGCCGCCTCGGCCTTTCGATCACAGAGCTTAAGAAGATGGACGCAGCGCATCAGTTTGCGGCGATGGCGGCGGGGCTGCAGAAGCTGCCCGACCAGGCAACCCGGTCCGCAGCGGCGATGCAGATCTTCGGTCGAGGGGCGCTGGAAGTGCAGGCAATCCTTAACGCTGATCCGGCCGACTTTGCCCAGGCGCTGAAGGAGGGCGAGGAGTACTCCCGCATCATGGGTCAGAATGCGGGCGCTTTTGAGGAGATCGAGCGGAAGTTTTATCTCTTCGGCGAGCAGGTCAACTTGGTCTTTGCCAGGATCGCGGTCGGCCTGGTCCCGGCCGTGCAAAAGCTGCTCGACCTGGTCAATGAGGTCGATTTTTCCGGGTGGGCTAAGTCGGTCGGAGATGTCATCTATACACTTTCGGAAGGCTTCGCCGAGGGTAAGCTCGGCGAGATCCTCTTTCTCAGCCTCGACGCCGGCGTGATCAAAGTCGTCGAGCATTTCACCGAGCTGCTCGCCGGAACGGTCGGAGGATTGGCGGCCGCGTTCCAGACGGTTTTCAACAAAGATTTCTGGTCCGCGCTCGGCTCGGGTTTCAAGTCCCTGGCCGAGGCTTTCGGCGCGACCCTGCTTACGGCCATTGGCCCGATCATCTCGCAGATTCAAGGGTCGATGGATTACCTGCTTGCGAGAAAACAGTCGGCTGATAATGCCACGTCCGCGCAGTCGAACGCCGCTCAACAATATGCCACGGCGAAAACAGAAGAGGGCCGCGCTAAGGCGCTGAACGAAGCCGCTTCGAGAGAGCCAAATAAAAAAATAGCCGACGATTGGCGCAACGAGGCCAACCAGCATTTACAGAATGCGGCAATAGCGAGAAATCAGGGTGCCGTCGCGCGCGATGAAGCCAACAAATATACCGACGCCAGCAACATGTCGATGAGCGACTGGATCGCGGCGCATCCCTCGCAGGCTACCTGGTACAATCAGACCTCAGGGCAGCTGGGGCAATCGGCCGAGCTCGATGCCAGGAATGCCGAGCTCAAGGCAAAGCCAACCTCGGATGCCTGGCAGGAGGGCATGCAAAAAGGCATCGATTTAATCAAGAACTCCGGATTCTTCACGGGCGCGCTTCAAAATGTTGAAGGTCAGTTACGGGCCAGAATACAGAGCCTAATCCCTCCGTCATCCGCACCGTCAACACCTCAACCAAAGGGCAACAATCTCGCGCCGGCGGCGAACTCGCTCAACTACAAGATGCCCGATGCGGATCGACTGGCGAAGATAGGTCTCTTTGTGGGCGGGTCGCCGGCGGCCGCGGGATTGAGCGAGCTAAAGCGCACGGCCAAGGCGACGGAGGACACGGCCAAATATCTGTGGCGGATGATGAACCTCAGCCAAACGCGGCCGCCCGTGGCCACCTACGCCTGATTTTATGAGCGCACCCAACTTTCCCCAGGTGATCGGCCTCTTCGGACTGACTGAAACGCCCAATTCGCCAAGAGTCCATAGCGACCTAACCAAGTCCTCGATCACGCGTATTTACGAGGGGACTTTTGCGCAGGCGCAATCGGGCGTGCCGACGCTCGGACAGGCGTTCAGCGATCTCCCTGGCACAGTTACCGTCGCCGATTATGATCTCGAAAAAATGCCCGGAGACAAGGGGCGTCTCACGGTCATTATGGAGACGGCGGCCGAGACCACTTTTGAAACAGAATGGGTGGAGGTGGATAAAGCGCTTATTCTCAATCCGCGCTACTGGGATGGCTCGACACCCGACCTCACCCCGGCCGGGGCGAAGCCGTTGACGCTGCTCGACAAGGCGATGATCGAGAAATGGGAGGCCGAAGAAAATTACCTACTGAAGCAGATCTTCGTTTTCAAGGTAGTTTACGATCCGACCAACAATACCGGCCTCGGCAGCGCAGTGCCAATCGGGGCTGATCCCAACAGCCCGACGACCACTACGATCGCCGGCCAATCGGTCACGAGCCCGACCCTCATCGCGGGCGTCAGTTATGTGCTCTATGAGCTCAGCGCGAATGCCCAGGATTACGCGACGAAGCGGCTAAAGGGCGAAGAGTCTTACCGGCTCTATGCTCCGGTGATCCGGCAAACCAGCGAGACTGACACGGCGCCGACGGCCAACCCTTGCGGCCTCATCGAGCAGCCGCCGCACGCGGCCAATCCGCCATCGGGCTATACGTGGCAGCGGAGCGCGCAGCGCATCACTCGCACGGGGCCTTATGGCAAATATCGCCTGCAGCTGGAATGGCAGGGGGCTGAGCGCATCGATGCCGATATTTATGGAGGCGATCCGTCCAGCGTGGCGGCGGATCCAACCCTCTTTGGCCCGATCGATCTTAGCGCGGGGTCGGGCCCGTTATGATTGGTCTGCCGGGTGAGCCGCTGCGCGGGCAGCCCGTTCGCGCTTCTGACACAGCCGGTATCCTCCGGTACCTCAAATCGACGGCGCCGCGATCCGCGCCGGGCACTTATTCAACCGTCGGCGCCGGCGGATCGACAAGGCGGCCGATCCATCGCCCGCGCTGGCAATGGCCGCTGGCAATTCAGCCGGCCACGCAGGGTGCGTTGTGGGTCTATGACGCCTCGAGCGGCGCGACGCCGAGGATCAGCGTGACGCCGGGGGCGTTCAACGGGACGATCATCCCGACGCTGGGCGGGAACGCGATCAACGTGCAGATCGGCTCGCCCCTGGCGTGGCCGACGCTCGAGGTCGGAACGGGCACGACCTATTGCTGGTTCGAGGTGACCTACAGCTCGTCGAACGTGCCGACGACGGTGTTGATCAACACGGGCGGCTCGATCCCCGCCTCGGTCAATGGATCCGTCGTGACGGGTACCGGCGGGACGGACTACGTCGGTTTGTCGACGCTGGTCGCGACGGTGACGGGCGGGAAGGCCTCGGTGCAGTGCCTCAACGATTTCATCAGCGGGAACCTCTGGTACTCGCAATGCGCGCCTAACGTCTACCTGAACAGCGTGTGAGCCGGCTGCGTCTCAATCCCAACGTGGGCGTGATGACGCCGCCGGGCCCGTGCCAGAATGCGGCCGATATCGATCCGGGTTTCACGTCGGTGACGCTGGAAATTACGCTGGGCGGATCCTACGAAGATTGCACGTCGAGCGGCGGCGGGAGCTACACCTGGACGCGGGCGAAGGCGATCCTGCCGACTGAGGACAATCCCTATCCGGTACCGGCGCCGGGCACGTTCTGGGCGCAGGGTGCGTGTTGCGGTCCGGCCGGCTGCCCGCAGCTGACGTTCTACAACGATGCTGCGGGCTTTCTGATCGCACCCGCCGTCGTCCTCGACGGTACGAACACGGACACGTGCCCATACTGCACAGCCACCATGGCGATCGCTGCGAATTTTGTTTTGTCGATGCAGCAAGCGGAGGACGGGAGCTGCCAGTTCATGTTCGCGTCCGGTGCGGTTGCGAGTCCGCCCTTTTCTTCATCGCCAGGGGTATGCGCGACCAATGGTTTCTATAGCTGGGGTTACTTGACCGGCAGCGAGACGGACTGGATGTCGCTGGCTGATTTCGTCGCGGTGCATGAGTTTTCCGGGCCTTACCAGGGCGACCTGAGCTTCGACTTGAAAGTGACGGTGGCCCGATGA